TTCTCATCACCTTTTTATATGTGGCTTTTAGAAAATCTTTACTAATAAATATGCTTATATGAGAGCATCACAATTTATAACCGAGGCAATGGATAGCGACGCTGTAAATGAATTAGATTCGTTTATTATGAATGATGAAGATTTGTACAGAAGGAGATTCATGCCTATAATATCAAATATTAAGAGAAAACTTAAAAGAAACGTATATGATCATGAAAAAGCACAAAAATTATGGATGTACTTAATAGATGATGCCGCAAGGAAATACGTGCAAGAATTTGGCTCCTCAGGCACTGATGTGAAAGACATGTTTCCAAAAGAAACAAGACAACAAGTTGCAAGGATCATATCAGACAGAGAATTAGAAAATATAAAACAAGGCGAATACGATGTTACTCAAGGAACTGTTTCTTAGGGAAGACGATCGTTCAACAGCCGTATTTGCATTTGGCCGATTCAACCCACCCACAATAGGACACCAAAAATTAGTAGAAACTGTTTTGGCTACTGCAAAAACAGCCAACGGTAAAGCATATCTATTTTTATCTCACAAACAAAACAACAAAACAGATCCATTAACATTTAAAGAAAAGCAAGATTATTTAAAGATGTTTTACCCTGACATTGCAGTAGGTGATGCTGGAGTAAAAACTATCATACAGGCTTTACAAAAAATACAATCAGAAGGCAGAACAAAACTTATAATGGTTGCTGGATCAGATAGGGTTGAAGAATTTTCAAAATTATTAAATCAGTACAATGGTAAGCCAGACAAACAAGGTAATGACCTTTACAAGTTTGATTCAATCAATGTTGTGAATGCAGGACAACGAGATCCAGACCAAGAAGGTGCCGCTGGCGCATCGGCATCCAAGGCCAGAGAACTAGCAAATAAAGGCCAGGAGCATGAATTCAGTAAGATTATACTGGGAGGCAATTCTGGTAAGAAGTTATATGATATAATACAAAATAGACTCGGCGAGCAGATTGACGAAAACAACAAAAAGTTGTATAATGAACAAATGGACGGTAAACCAACAGTGTATTTAGATATGGATGGCGTACTTGCAGATTTCTTCGGCGGTGTAGAAAAAATGTATGGAGTCGAACATTGGAAACAGTTGACCAATGATAAGACCAAGGATCTAAAAAAAGAAGTCATAGATAGGATTACTGGCACTGATTTTTTTGCAACGCTTCCAAAATTTGGTTCTGCAGACGCATTGATCGATATGGTACAAGAATTCACTGGCGGTAAGTTTAGTATTAATACATCTCCACTAAGGGGAGATAATGAAAATTCTGGCAAGTACAAAAAGGTTTGGATATCTAATAACATAGAACAACCAGATGAAATAATTGTTACCGGTAGGAAAGAAACTTATGCTAAGGATAAAGGCACAGGCACGCCAAATATTTTGATCGATGACAGACCAGTGAACATACAACGTTGGCAAGGTGCTGGCGGATATGGAATTTTATATCAAGCAAACAGAGATTCATTAGATAAAGTCAAGAAAGGATTGGAGGATTATGGCAAAGCACAGCGGGATCAATAGACCCTATGAGATAAAAGGGGAGGACAAGTCACCGGCAGAACGTCAAAGGGAACTAGACGAAAAAATGAAAAAGTTTTTGGCTAAAGGTGGCGAAGTAAAAAAAGTAGAATCTAGAATAACAAAACAAATGTTAGAAAACTGGAAGTTTTAATGAACATAGAGGATTTGAAACGATTGGCTGGGATAGATAAGCCTGGTGGTGATGCATCCATGGGTGAAAATCTAAGTTACATAGGTACCGCAAAAAGCCAATATCAAAAAAAACACAATATACAACCAGGCACAGACGAGTGGTTCAAATTATGGTTCGCAAAGCCCAAACTGACCGGCGAGAACCCAATGCCTAAGGCAAAATCCAAATAAATACTCGCATATATGCGAGCCTCAGACCTAATTGCAGAACGTAAGTGTCCAAGAACAAAAGCAAATGAATGCAGTTGTTCAAAGATAAAAACTATGACCGAATCATTGGACACTGTGATAGCACAATGTGACCTACAACATTCTGACAAAGTGAAAGGTACAATATTGTTAATGCAATCTCCAGGCACACCAACACTAATCAAGGGCACTATTACAGGACTTGAGCCAGGAAAGCATGGATTCCACATACACGAGTTTGGAGATATGAGTGATGGTTGTAAAAGTATGGGCGGACATTATAACCCAGATGGTGTAGATCATGGAGATCTAGAAAAAGGCCATGTGGGCGACCTTGAAAATGTTATTGCAAACGACGAAGGAGTAGCAAATTTTTCTATTACAGCTAAAAGAGTAGATTTGATAGGTGATAGGTCAGTGATTGGTCGTGGATTAGTGATTCACGAAGACGAGGATGACCTAGGTAAGGGTGGTGACGCCGAAAGTTTAAAGACAGGAAACGCTGGTGAACGACTTGCATGTGGGGTCATTGTGGTAAGAAGCAATGAGAATTAAAGAAATCACAGAATACGTCACGAAATACGTCCATCCGGATGTGGACAAACAATTAAAGAAATACGAAAAGAGAGCTACTAAGAGAACACGCATGGGCTACTCACCTGGATTTTTAGCATACCCTTACAGAGTCAAAGAAACAAAGGAAGCTCCACCAGGAACTTATTTTACAAAGACCGGCAACCTGGTAAAAGGCAGATTGACAAAAGCCGCTAGGGAAAAAGGTGCCAGAGAAACTGATCCAAAAGATTCACAGAGATCCAAAGTGCCACCGGTCACACAGAGGAACGAAGGAAAAAAATGGAGCAAGAAATATAAAAAATCAATTAATTGTAACAACCCCAAAGGTTTCTCACAAAAGGCCCATTGTGCAGGCAGGAAGAAAAAATGAAGTTTTATTTAAGTGCTATAATTTTTACATTTATACTATTTGCATTTTTAACAATGTTATGGATGAAAGGTACACCGGTTAGTTTCTAATGAAAATAAAAGATATAATTGAAAGAGGATTAATAATGCCGCAAACAATCAAGCCCATGGGGTTGATACATCTACCTGGCACTGGTCCTAACAACAGGTTTGACTTTAAAAATAAAGGCAACAATAGGGCTAACGAGGCAAGAGGGTCATGTTGGCACGGATATCAACAAAAAGGATACAAGAAAAAAGGCAACAAAATGGTGCCGAATTGTGTCAAAGAACAATCGTCGAACGAAGAAGCCGCCGGAGTGGGAATTATCACAAAACAAAACACAACACAGGATGTAAAGCCAGGTGAGACCACGAGGCAGGCAAACAAGTTACATCTAGGTCTAACAAAAAAAGGACTACCAGCAAGAGGAATGAGAGAAAATTTTGCCGACAAAAAAGTCAAAGGCAAAAGCAGGCCAGGAAGAGTAAAAAGATCAGGTGCCAGTTGCAAAGGATCTGTAAGCTCCTTAAGAGCAAAGGCTAAGAAGTATGGTGGAGAACGTGGCAAGATGTATCATTGGTGTGCCAACATGAAGTCTGGACGTAAAAAGAAAAAATAATTACTTCAGTATGAAGTATATTTTAGCAGTTGGTATAATATTCCAAAAATATAAAAAGCCAATGGAAGTTACTATTCAGTCCAAAAAATTTATAGATTCATTTGTAATTGAGAAAGATATAGGATGCAAAGATCATCCCGAAGCCAGATTTGAAACTACTGTTGGTCCGGGATACTACGTAGCAAGAGATCGTGGTGATTTTCCATACTTGGATATTCCAAAAAAATTCTTCTTTTACGAAATAGATGATGGTGCAGTAGGTGGAAAAATCTTATTGAGTTTTGATTGTGAAGACAACAATTACACAAATGGCTTCATGACCAAAACTAGCATGTTTAAACTCAGAATGGTATCTCTCATACCAAAACATTTTTTTTCACTCTATTATAAAACCAAAGGCCAACATCGTTTTTTTAAAAGATTACAGGAGAGATCCTGCAGAAAAGTTTACAAAGAGCCCGATAGTGTTTGGCCATACAATCGTAAGAATTGGGCTTGGAGCAGTGCCAATACAAAGTTAGATACAGCACATTTGCACATAGACCGTAAGCCACCGTGGATTGGTGGAAAAATACAAGTGGAAATTCCAGTGATTAAAAAATTTGGGGTCAAAATGTTTGATCCGTATAGTGATAGGAAATATGGATTTGTATTGTCTAATATGTTTTGTTATAAATCCATTTTTGAAAAATACTACAAACTAAATATGCTTAATGAAGATTAGCGAAGTGATAAGAGAACAGGCCACAGCAGGTGCCACAAGTGCAGGAAACATAGCCTCACTTGCCAATCCTCACGTTGCGGCTGGCCCGGATAGATTCAAAAAATCATACACAGGATCGCCAGGAAAATCAGGCACCAAAGCACCTAAATTACCAAAAATTGTACAACCAAAAAACCCAGATGGATCGGCTAAAGGAGCCCATGCTTTACCCGGTGTCAGTTTATTTGGTGGACCAGGAATCAGACGATAATGGAAGATGTGTTAGTTTTAAGAAAAGAATGGATAGTCAAATGCTTGAATTGTGGACATGATGCACATGAAGGTGTTTTATACAGAACTGAGAAGGACTATGACGGCAGAGAGTACCAAATAGAGGTATGTAAGCATTGTAGATACGAAGACCAAGCCGCATAAATACGGATACTATGAGATTTCATGAATTCAAAGCTGACGGATCTACACTTGCAGTGAGAACAATCAATAGATACGCTGACGAAATAGGCAAGGATTCAATGGACTATGATATGTTCAAAAAATCCGCAGAACTATTAGACAAGCAGATGTTGGCATCTTTGGCAAAACACATCAACGACGCAGATACAAGCCCAAGAGAATACGTAATGAAAGTGATTGCCAAGAGAGATCCAGACACATTCAAAAAAATGTATGGTGATCAAGATGGTTATTTTTCGTTAATGAAACCTCGAAAAGATTTGACAGACAGCGAAATACGTGAAGGCGCAACATTCACTGGATATTACAAAGATGAACAAAGAGATGTGTGGACGTTTCCTGATGAGATGGAAACAAAAACTCCTCACAGATCAAATTTTGCCGCAAGAGAGTTTCTAAGCAGGATTGGGCTAGATCCTAATTTTGAGGACAATGCACCTATTCCGTTAGATCAATTCATCAAGGCAACAAGAGCATACATGGAAAAAAATATTGCAGACAAAGACACAAATGAATACGACGAAGTTGAAATGTATGATCAAGAAGCATTAAGAATGAAAGCTAACCATAAGGAAATTACTCACGTACAATTTGCATAATGAAATTTAAAGAATTCAAACACGAACCAGTTGAGCCAGACACATACGAAGCATCAATGGCATTGAACCAATTGATGAGGATCGGCAAACACGCAATAAAACTGCACAACATGATAGATGATGACGCAGAGATGGAGTCATGGGTGGCGAGCAAAATTGACCTAGCAGGTGACTATGTGAAAAAAGTTTACAACTATACCGAAGGTGAGAAGGCCGGCCTGTACGATGACGGTGGTATGACAGAAATTAAAAAGATGCCAAAGGGCACAGGTACCATGTATGGCGTCAAGGAAGACGCAGGCGAAAAGATCGCCAACATGGCACAGAACATGACTAAAGATGAGTTCATGAGTAATGCTGACGAATTGGGTTTGACTCCAGAAGAAGCCGCAGAATATTATGAAAAAATGCAAGGTGGAGCGTATGCTGGCAAGTTCGAAGATGCAGGCGAAGGACACATGAGCAAAAGCACACTGTACCACACTGCCAAGTATGCGATTGCATTGATGGACATGATCAAGCCAGGTGATGACCTAGAGGGCTGGGTGCAGAGCAAACTGAACAAGGCGGCGGACTATTTGCAGGGGGCTTACAATTACGAAGAATATCAAAAATTAAATCCATACAGAGAAGAACTAGATAATAATATGATAGCTAGACATTCTCAAATTATACAAAAAAACATAGACGAAATATTGGATAAAGAAACAGAAGTTGATGATATTGACACAAAGCCAGGCATGATGAGGATATTGGCCAAGAGAGTCAACGAAGTTGAAAAAAAACTTGCAAAAGAAACACGTAAACAAGACGAAGGTAAAATGAGTGACATAGACGCAGACATGAAAAGCATGTCCGACGAAGACTTCATGAAAAAATACAAAAAGTCCAAAGAGCAAATGAAAAAAGATTTGAATGAAGACGGGCACATGGACGTTCCTAGTGCCATAAGAAACTGCGAAACAATCATAGAAGATGCCATGCAGATGAAACAAAAATTACAAACAATGGAAGGTGAACTTCCAAGTTGGATGACACAGATGATAGCAGTGGCGGCAAGCGATTTGAACGATGCCAGAGACTATCTGCTTAATCCTACGACTGAGAGTGGTATAATGTACAGAGCAGGTGTCAAGAAATACGGCAAAAAAGGCATGACGGCAATACAAAGCGCCGCAGGTAAAGGTGCGTCGCATCAGGAAATTGGAAAAATTAAAGACAAGTACATAAAGGACGAAGAACAATTTGATGAAGGACTTAAAGATTGGGCCAAAGGATTGGCAATGGCAGGAGTTATTGTGGCTGGATTGGCAGGAGTGGGATCAATACAGAACGCAATTGACAACAGTGTTCCAGCTGTACAAGCCATGAACAAAGCATACGAAATGGCCATGGACGCAGGGAACACAGAACTAGCTGATATGATCAAAAAAGACCTGTCAGCTGTCAAAGTGAGACTGGACTCTGGCAAGGATCTTAATTTTGTAAAAGCAATGCAAGAAAAATATGGTAAATTTATGACCACCGAGGGACTGGCTTACGAATCAAAACTTGCTGTATTACTGAATCAACGCATTAAATAAAGCAAACAATAGTATAAATAATTCATATGGCACGTAAAGAATCAAAAGATAATAGTTTTGCGGATTTGGTAGCTCGTTTGAAAGCTATGAGTGACATCACTCCAGATCAAGAAAGAAACCAATTAATGGAAGCGGCGCGGAACGAACCAAAAATACTTGACGACAAAGAAATTTCACTGGCTGACATTGCCAAACTAGCTGGTATACAGGAATACACAGAACAACCAAAAGTGTCTGCCAAAGCAGAAAAATTGGTAGAATCAATCACAGGTGAAAAAAATGAGTCTGTGATCACAAAAGCAATAAAAGAATCAGACGCTGATACATCGATTGCCACAACAATCAAAAAAGAAGTAACTGAAGAAGCAAATAGATTAGACAAGATTGCGGAACTTGAAGCACAACTGGCTGAACTTAAATCAGAACAGAAAGAAGAACAGACATATGACGCTAAATCATTCAAAGAAATCGTATCTAAAGATATGCAAGAATATATCGCAAATGCAAATGAAAATGAACTGGTGCAACTTTACAACGCAGTATCAGACAATGAAGCAGTTTACAACGAAGAATCATCAAACATTTTGGTCAAGACTCCAGAAACTTCAGAAATAATTGCAGACGCAGAAAAGGCAGAATCACCTGAGGAAGAAGTAGTACAGGAGAAAGAAAAAGAACAAGACGAAAAAGACGCCGAAGAAGATAAAGAAGATGATACAGCAGGCGAAGTTCCTATGTTAGACAAAGAATTCGATGACGAAGACGAGATGGGCGAAGAAGTTGAGTTGGAAAAGCCAGTAGAAGACAAATACACTAACGATTTAGATCCACAAAAATAGATAATTACGTGTATGCAACTGCACGTCAGCCAACATAAATTTACACAAGATCCAAACTATGATAAAATCATCACAGGTGTGTCTTATACTCCAGGCACAGATAGTGTGGAATTGTTTGATCAGAATGGTTATGATCTAACAAAATTAGAACAGAAGTATGCGGTGGCAAATGGTTATGCACTGACCACGCACAGGAACAAAGATCATATAACCCTAAGGCAAGACTGGTTCATAGATCGGAAGCCTGCGGTAGGTCCACACATCAATCATGCCTACATGTTTGAGAGAAAAGGATTCACCGGCCATGCATTGGAACAATTAAAAGTATGGGCCGTGGACAATCCTCATATTCATAAACTGATTGCAATGAAACCCAAATGGGGACTTGATTTCAGTATAGATTACTGCGACCATGCCGGCAATGTTTTCGAGGTATTGCATTGGGAATTTGATGGATTTGAATACCAGGAAATAGCAGACAAGAAAATATATATGGATGAATTTTTAATCAACCAAGATTGGGATGATGCATCAAAACATATTTTAAAACACAAAGATGAATGGCACCAACTTGGTTTTTTTGAACAGAGCGAATGGAAAACCAAATATTTTGGAATAGACAAAGAACGTTTCAAAGTAGTATTATGGAAATAAATACATAAAATGAGCAGTATACCCTACAACTATCACAAATATTTGGATGATGTAACTAAAATGCGTCAACGAGGAGCTATTAGTTCAGGTGAACAGATAGCATCACCAAGTTCAGCAGGAAGCAGAGGTTTGTCAAAACTTACTCAGTTTACAAATAGTGCAAACCAATTCATGAAAGCAAACGTTACCGAAAGTGCAACTAGAGAGTATAAAAATTTAGATAAAAAAAGCATTGAAGAATTAAGACAGAAATACCTACCTGATTGGGAGTACAAAGAAAACAGCCTACAAAAGAGATACAAGTTTGAAGACTACTACGAAACAATCAAGTTTTTGATAAACACAGTGAAGCCACAGGAAGAACTGGATCACCATGCGGACATAGCCATATTCTTCGACGAAGTCCTGGTTAAAATATACACACACAGAACCAATGACGTGTCAGATTTCGACTTCAAACTGGCCGTACAGATGGATATGATAGCCAAACAGAAGCATGGCGCCATAGAACCTTCTTATGGATTGGACAAATTATTAAAATAAATACACTATATGAGCACTAATTTCCAAGACATCAGAACAATTTTAAACAGAATTGACGGTTTAAATGTTGACGAACATGAATATCAACCATTCCCAGAAGAAGACGAATTTGACATCAATGAAGACGAGGACTTTGAGGAAGTTTTAGGTGTATTGGGTTTTCCTGAAGATGAATTATGGGAAGCAGAATACAGAGGTAGAAAAGTGCCACTCAACAAACCAATGAGAGGTGATGTCAAGAAATTCAAAGTGTACGTCAAAGATCCCAAGTCAGGCAATGTCAAAAAAGTCAACTTCGGACACGGTGGTACATCAGCAAAAAAATTAGGACAAAAAACAATGAAGATCAGAAAGTCCAATCCCAAAGCAAGAAAAAGTTTCAGAGCCAGACACAACTGTGCAAATCCAGGTCCAAAGACCAAAGCAAGATATTGGAGTTGTAGAAAATGGTAAAAATGAAAGAGGTGGTTGGAATCACCGAAGAAGAATTTGAACAATTAGCAGAGAAAAAAGACGCCTGCTATCACAAAGTAAAAGCAAGATACAAAGTTTGGCCTTCAGCCTATGCCTCTGGTGCTCTAGTACAGTGTCGTAAAAAAGGTGCGGCCAACTGGGGTAACAAAAGCAAAAAATGAAGTTCTTAATATTCAACGGAAGCCTTAAACCAGACGCAGAATCAAACACATTCTCTGTGTGCAAAATGTTGCAACTAGCATTTGAAAAGTTAGGTCACGAGTGTGAAATAGTTACACTCATGGATCTAAACTACAAAAGCGGAACCAAGGACATGGACGACGAGTTGAAGCCTTACATAATGAAAATATTTGACATGGACGGTATTGTGTTTGCAACTCCAATATGGTGGGGTGTGCAAAGTTCTTATATTCAATCAATGTTTGAAAGACTAGATCCAATATATAGTTGGGCAAAGGACAATCAATACCAGCCTTTCTATAATAAAGTATTTGGAACACTTGTATCAGGTGGTGGTGATGGATTTCAACACATACATGCAAACTGTTACAACTTTGCGGCAAATCTAGGATTTACTATTCCGCCAAACTGCAACATTGAATCAAAGGCACAGGGTATTGATGAGATAAAAAAAGATGAAGACACTGTAGAACAGGTTAAAAATTGTGCTATCAACATGTCTGTTTGGGCTGATATTTTAAAAAGAGCAAATCCAACCAAAGCGGCTAGGCACGGCACAGTTGATGTAAGTGCTGTTGGCGGAGAAACAGATTATGCTTTCAGTGACGATTTAAATGAAGGCAAAAGGATACCACGTAAAAAAGGACAAAAAAGAAAGAGTAAAAAGCATAGTGATTTGTACACCGATGAAGATCCAAAAGGTACTATACACGGACTAGGATTCAAGGACGAGGCCACAGCAAGATCAAGCGTATCGAAAATAAGGAAGTCGGGCAGATCACACGCACACAAAATACAGGCGGCGGTGGCAATGGAGCAAAGAGCAAAGGCGGCAGGCAAAGCAGGACCGGCGGCGATTTATCGTAAATATATAAACTCAATGAAGAAAAAAACAAAGGCTAAAAACAAATGAAAATAATTGAAGTATTCGAAGGCACACGTTGTTGGAAAGGTTACATGCGTAAAGGTTTCAAAACCATGTTTGGAAAAAGGGTTCCAAATTGTGTTAAGAGAGAAAATAAATTTCATGTGTTAGACAAGTTTGAACAATCAGTATTTGAGTCCGAAGATGAATCCTTGGCAATTAATTTTATACGTAAAAACTATGATGCATTAAACACTTGTGACTTACACGAAGCTCATCATTCCGGCCTAAGGGCTTGGTTTGGCAAAGGTAAGAAGGGCGGTGCCGGCGGTGGTGGTTGGGATCGTTACAACACAAAAGGTGAAAGGATTGGTAAATGCGGAGACAGAAAAAAAGGTGAAGGCAAACCCAAGTGCCTATCGAAGGCAAGGGCGGCCAGTCTAAGAGCATCGGGTGGTAAAAAAGCAATCGCGGCCGCTGTCAACAGGAAACGTAGAAAAGACAAAAATCCCGAAAGACGTGGAAAAGCAATTAACGTTCGAAACAAAAAGAAAAAATAATTTGCATTACTGCTAGATCTGTTATATAATGTTTATTAATAACAGGAGAAATATATGGCAGTAAGAAACTTCAATGACGCAGAAAAACAAAAACTAATACAGATCATTTCGCAAGGATCACAGGTGCTTGGCGAAGTCGATGATCTCAAGACAGGCTTGAGAGACACAGTAAAAGCAATAGCAGAAGAGCTGGAACTTAAACCTGCATTAATTAACAAAGCAATTTCCGTGGCACATAAAGGCAATTATCAAAACATTGCCGATGACATGGACACATTAGAAAGTATACTTAATACAGCCGGTAAACTTTAGTGGTTACATTACTCAAAGAATTTTGGGTAAACAGTTACAAATCAGACAAGATAGCTTTTTGGTTTGAACTAGTGTCTGTGGCCCTAACAATAACAGGATCTTGTATCTTGACATTTACATCTCCAACTCCTATAATGAGTATAGTGTTTCCAATATATTGGCTAGGCTCAAGCACATTGCTGATTGCGGCTGTGAGACGGAGGCAGATATGGTTATGTACACTAACATCATGGTTTACAATTATGAACACCATAGGATTATATAGAGTTTTCATTTTATGAGTTACATAGACGCATTATACAAAAAAGACGAAGACAAAATTTATGTTGTGGAACGTGACCCTAAAAAAGGTCGAGTGTTTGTTGAGTATGATGCAAGATATGTATTTTACTATCCCGATGCAAGAGGCAAACACAGATCAATCACAGGCGAACCATTACAAAAAGTGCAATGTGCAACATCAAAAGAATTCATCAAGGAGCAACGTATAAGATCAAACAAGCAACTTTATGAAAACGATATCAATCCAGTGTTCAGATGTTTGGAGGAGAATTACTTAGGTAAGGAAACTCCAAAACTAAATGTGCTGTTCTTTGATATTGAGGTGGGCTTTGACCCCGAAAGGGGTTATGCCACTACAGATGATCCGTTCATGCCCATTACTGCCATAAGTTGTTACATGGGTTGGACGGATCAGCTGGTCACATTTGCAGTCCCACCCAAAACTTTGAGCATGAAAGATGCAGAAATATTAACACAACGTTTTCCAAACACACTTTTATTCGAAAAAGAAAAAGATATGCTTGACGCTTTTTTACAAGTAGTAGATGAAGCAGATATATTGAGTGGTTGGAACTCTGAAGGATATGATATTCCATACACTGTGGGTAGAATACAGAAAGTACTCAGTTCCGATGACACAAGACGACTTTGTTTCTGGGGTGAAAAACCAAAGAAGAGGACATTTGAAAAATATGGCAGAGAACAATTAAGTTATGACTTGATAGGTAGAGTGCATTTAGACTTGTTAGAATTATACAGAAAGTATACGTATGAGGAAAGGCATAGTTTTAGATTAGATGCCATTGGTGAACACGAATTAGGTGAACGAAAAACAGTGTATGAAGGATCATTGGATGCACTATACAACAATGACTTTGCATTGTTTATTGAATACAACAGGCAAGACACAAACTTACTAGCAAAACTTGAAAAAAAACTAAAGTTTATAGAACTTGCTAATGAAATTGCACACCAAAATACGGTGTTACTACAGACAACAATGGGTGCAGTTGCGGTCACAGAACAAGCGATTGTAAATGAAGCACACAGGAGAGGCATGATAGTGCCTGGAAGAAAATTTAGAGACAAGGACGCAGAACCAGTTACGGCGGCCGGAGCATATGTGGCAACTCCAAAAAAAGGTATACATGACTGGATAGGATCAATCGACATTAATTCTCTGTATCCAAGTGTGATCAGAGCACTTAACATGGGTCCAGAAACAATAGTTGGACAGATACGTCCTGTAATCACTTCGGCGGAGATCAACAGGGCAAGACATGCCAAAAAGTCATTCGCGGCCGCATGGGACAACCAATTTGGTAGTTGGGAGTACCAGGCAGTAATGGCCAAAGAAAAAGGAACTGAACTAATTGTGGACTGGAGCGATGACACCAGTGTGCGTATGAGTGCGGCACAACTGTATGATGTTGTGTTTGACGGCAACAACAAATGGATGTTGAGTGCGAATGGAACAATATTCACATACGAGTACGAAGCCATTATTCCAGGTTTGCTTAAACGTTGGTATTCAGAAAGGCAAGACATGCAAAGAAAGATGCATGACGCAGGAGATAACGATATTGAAAGAGAATATTGGGATAAGAGACAACTTGTAAAAAAAATTAATCTAAATAGTTTGTATGGTGCCATACTGAATCCCGGATGCAGATTTTTTGACATGCGTATAGGACAATCAGTAACACTGACAGGAAGATGTATTACAAAACACATGGGGGCCAAAGTGAATGAAATCGTTGCAGGAAAGTATGATCATATTGGTGAAAGTATCGTGTATGGAGACACTGACTCTGTGTATTTTTCCGCACACAAAACATTAAAAAAAGAAGTAGAGTCAGGAAAAATACCCTGGGGCAAGGACGACGTGATCGGCCTTTATGATAAAATTGCAAATGAAGTTAACACAACGTTTTCAAGTTTTATGAATAAAGCATTCCATTGCCCAACTACAAGAGGTTCTGTTATCAAAGCAGGGCGAGAACTTGTAGCACTCAAGGGTTTGTTTATTACAAAGAAAAGATATGCTGTATTGTATTACGATAAAGAAGGTGAACGGGTTGATACAGCAGGAAAGCAAGGCAAAGTCAAAGCAATGGGTCTTGATCTTAAAAGATCTGATACTCCTGTGTTCGTGCAAGATTTTTTAAGTGATGTGTTGTATCAAGTACTGACTGGAGAAACAGAAGAAAAAGTGCTAAAGGCAATATCTGATTTTAGGGCAGACTTTAAAGCACGACCAGGCTGGGAAAAAGGCTCCCCGAAACGTGCAAATAATGTAACAGACTATTGGGAAAAGGAAAAAAAACAAGGCAAAGCAAATATGCCTGGACACGTTAGAGCAAGTATCAATTGGAACACCTGCAGACAGATGTATGGCGATAAGTATTCACTGCCGATCACAGATGGTGCTAAAGTAATTGTGTGTAAGCTGAAAAACAATCCATTAAACTATACAAGCATTGCGTATCCAGTAGACGAATTGCGTATTCCTGACTGGTTCAAAGAACTTCCGTTTGATTCCGACGCGATGGAGCAGACTATATTGGATCAAAAACTTGATAACCTGATCGGTGTTTTGGATTGGGACATCCAATCCACTGAAACCACAAACACATTCAACAAACTTTTTGAATTCTAAATAATATTATGTTGAGCATAGAAGAAATACAATTAATGATTGAAAAGTTGAGAAGACTCAAGCACAAGGATTTTCAAAAAATAATCGATAGCAATTTAAAGATACTTGAAGATCTGTCCGAAGCAGTTGATGCCAATAATCAACAGATGATAGATCGTTTGGACAAGACTCCCGGTTGGTTCTACAAAGATCTTGAGAAAAAAAGAGAAAAAACTAACATAGATGATCTTTTATATAGGATGATACAGACAAAAATATTTCAGTTCTCAAAAACAAACCTGTATAATTGTATTGAAATTGGCCCGGGTAACGGAATGTTCTCAAAGGAGCTACGGTCATGGCGTAAAATTTTCTTCCTTGACATACACAATCTAGAGGAAAAAATTAGAAGGAGGTTCCATCCTGGACATCAAAAGCATTTATTATTTTTTACTACAAATAATCATTCATGCGATAACATACCAAAAGATTCTTGCAATTTTGTTTTTAGTTGGGACACGTTTGTCTTTTTCACTCAGGTCCATATTAAAAAATATTTAGAAAGCATTTACCAAACGCTAATTGATGGCGGGTATTGTTTTATTCAATATAGCAATTGCCACGACGAAGTTGACCTAAATGAAGCCAAACGTGGTTATTACAATTATAATACCAAAACTACAATGGAACAAATGATTAAAGATACAGGATATGAAGTTGTGGAAATGAACCAATTTAGATCGGGTGCAAATTATGCCATATTCCGTAAGCCTGGTAAACAAAACCCAGTTGTGTACAAAGTTTCTGAAATAGAACTTGATTAAAATCTAAATACAATGTATACTGAAGCATTATGATAGATATCTTGAGAGACATAGTTAAGCACACGCATGGCTTGGGATTTTTGGATCTAGTGAAGATCGCTGGCACCAGTGATGAAACTTCC